GATTGAAAGCCTACCAACTAACAGCAATGATAAGTTGTTTCAAGAGGCATCAAGCCTTAACACTGAGCAGATATGCTTTGCTCACACAATAGATCCCATCCTTATGGGAGTTCGCACTCAAGGATCACTCGGCTCAGGTAGTGATATTAAGCAGGCTTATGTTGTATTTGAGAAGAATGTAGTAATGCCATTGAGGAGACAGGTTGAGGAGATAGTTAATGAGATAATGACCATTGCTAAGATACCAGGTAAGTTCTCAATAAACAACTTCCAGATTATTAATGAGACCATCATTGAGCTTGAAGGTGATACCTCTAAGACATCAGATGCTTTGAACTCATTGAGTCCATTGGTAGCTACTAAGGTACTTGAGAAAATGACACCTAATGAGATAAGAGCTCTTGCTTCACTACCTCCAATAGAGGGTGGAGATGTAATACAAACAGAAACACCTGCAGCACCATGAACTACTTTATAACAGAGACATACTTAAAGACTAACACACCCATCACAGCCAATGTTGATGTGACAGATGTTACTCCATACATAGCAACACAGGCACAGCTCAGAGTTATGCCTATCTTAGGCACTACGTTCTACAACTATCTACTCACTAAGTACAATGCTCAGACATTGACTAATGATGAGGAGGCACTTGTGGCATACATTCAACCTGTTATAGCTTGGAGGAGTGCAGAGGATGCTGTGTTTGGCTTGACATATCAACTTAAGAACAAAGGACTGCAGACTCAGTTTGGAGATTTCTCAAGTTCAGTAACTCGCTCAGAGGTTGCCTTTGGGATGGAGCACTATGCACAAAAGGCTTCATTTTTTGAGACCAGGTTAACAAGATACTTGATAGCTAATAAGGACTTATATCCTGAGTTCACAGCAGAGGTGAACAGAGATACTGACTTAAGACCTATGATTGATCATTGTGGATGTAACTGTGGGGAGGTGTGTAGATTTGACTGTCCTTGTGGAGGATTTAGAGAGAATGGTTATAATAACAGCATATTGATTTTGTGATGGGATTTAACGAAGTGGCATTTACAGTGATTACAATACTTATCTCAGGGATAGGTTATTTTTTGAAGAGTTTACATTTTGATTTAAGAAATGTCATGAAAGAACAAAAAGAAATCATTGAGACTCAAGGTAAGCTCAAGGGCAAGATAGAGCTTGTTGATAATGAAGCTCGCTTCAAGTATGAGGCTATTGAGAAAATGACTCAGTTAGAGATTAAACACCTTGCTGAGCAGATAAGTGAGCTCACTCAATCAGTTAAGAAACTAATAGAAATAAATTTAAGATGACATTAGCACAAAGATGGAAAGCTCCAACGCCAAAGTTTTGGAAGGGAGTGCAAAAGATAGCTATAACATTAGGAGCTGTGGCAGGAGTTATACTCACTGCACCTATATCACTACCTGCGACTGTAGTAACTGCAGCAGGATATGTAGCAACAGCAGGAACAGTAGCAGCAACAATATCTCAGTTAACTATTGAGGATGTTAAAGATAGATAATTCAAGTGCAGTCATATTTGTATTACTATTTATTGTAAGTTTGTTTTTAATTTATAAATTCAGAGAATGAGCAACGTTAAGAACTACACTGATGAGCAGTTACTTGCAAGAGTCAAGTCATTGCCGAACTATAAGAGCATCCCATCTGATATGTGGCTGTTGTTTGTACGATCCAATGAGGATGCAAATGATGTCTTTGATGATAAAGTCTATGTATGGAAGGGCTCATCATTTCAGTTCGTTACCTCATGCACCACTAACAAGGGCAACAAGGGCACTGCTGTAATGGAGGCTGACCGTTGGAACTATGATGCCTATGCTTATGGACTTCACAGGGGCAAGATGGAAGCATTAAGACAAGTTGCTAAGGTGCCATATCGAAGAGATTACACAGCAGATGGTAAGACTAACCCCACTACTGAACTCATGGATAACATTATCTTTATGAACATCCATGGTGCAACATATAACAAAGGTTCTCAGCAAGTAGCTACTAAGATCGGAGGGTGGTCTGAGGGTTGTTTAGTGCTTAACAATAACCCTGATTATGAGAGAATGGTTCGCATGGCTAAGGATTATGCAAGAGTATCAATAGTATTAATAAATGAGTTCTAATATGGCTAAGAAAGTAGGAAGACCTCGCAAGGTGCAGGTCAATATTGAGGATGATAAGACAGATATCATCATCCAAACAAACAAAGCAGAGATAGAATACCACAAAGATGGTATCAATCAAGAGCTTGATTATGATGGTAAGAAAGTAGATGTCAACATCAAAAAAGATGAGACAGGAACTAAGGTAACTGTGGAGTCAGAAAATAAATTCCTTAAAGCTATTGCAACATTAGCATCTAAGTTTGTTGTAAAGCGATTTAAGAAATAGTATCTGGATACTTACCATTAGAACAGTTACCGGATCAACGCCCCCTTATGATGAGATAATCATAAGCCTAAGCCCACTAAACAAGGTGGGCTTTTCTTATTTAGAATCATTATAAATTACACTAATTATTTGCATATATGAAAAAAGATACTAACTTTGCTCTATAAATAATAAACAAAACAGTATGAAAACAAAATTTTTAACAGATTGTAAGGTATGCGGAGGCTCAGGAAGTCATTGTTATAACGACAGAGCAGATGATGATCCAAGATTCGACTACTCTCATGAGTGCAGACAGTGTGAGGGTGAAGGTAAAGTCATAGATGAAGAGACTCTTGACATCCGTATGAATGATGTGGAGGACATGATTGATGGTATGTTGACTCGAATCAGAGTAACATCTGATACTTTAAAAGACTTGAGCAGAGGTATGTTCTATGAGTTACTTCCTAAGTACAAACATAGACTTAATATTCAGTCAAGAGCTCTTGCAAGATTAGAACTTTATTTGTCAAACCTTAAAACTTATTAATCATGGAAAAGACTGTACAGGACATTTTCGTGGCTTCTGCTGTACTTTTGGTAGTTGTAGGTATACTTATGTACATCGGAGTAATTGGATAGCATGAGAGAGCCTAAAATCAACTTAGCAATTATCAGTTATTGGGATAACTTTGATGAAATCAGATATTATAAATATTTAAAACTATTAAAAAATGTGGATAATACACTATCGAGGATACATGGGAGGAGCTTGGAGGATATTAAAAAAGACTGTGCAAGCAGACTCAGAATGGGAGGCACGAAGGATGAGCAACCTTTGGGAGAAACTAATCATTAAAATTGAGAGAGTATGAATCAACTTAAGATGTACAGGTGCATTAGACTCATGCAGATGTTACAAGATAAACCAAGGTATATCCATACCATTGCAAGGTACTTGAATGTATCAGAGAGAACAGTGTACAGATACTTTGATTTGTTTAAACAGTTAGGATATACAGTAAATAAAAATAATAATAAATATAAATTAGAAATATGAAAACAGCATTACAGCAAGCATTTGCAAGATTAGAGGAGTTACATCCATCACTGTTTGATATACACACTGAGAAGGGCAGAACATTTGTCAATGAGTTTAGTAAGTTTTTAGAGGTGGAGAGAGAGCAGATATTAGATTCAAGACTTGATGGTTTCAAAAATTCAGCGGAAGGATGGAATGGTGAATATCCATTTGAAGGAATGACAGATTATTACATTTCATTAGACATTAAAAATGATGATTATTACAATGAAACCTTTAAATCAGAATAGAATGAAAACAGCAGTAGAATGGTTGCAGGATACTTGGTTAAATTATCCTGACTTATGTAGTTATGATAAAATACAAGAATGGTTTAAACAAGCCAAAGAAATGGAGAGGGAGCAGATGTGTAAGTTTGCATCTGACTATGTAGAAACTCAATGCAATGCAAGTTTTAATGGCAGTGTATCTGTTGACATTACAACAGAAGAGTATTATAATTTAACCTTTAAATCAGAATAGAATGGCAGAAGAAGCAAAGATGGCACTACTCATGTTAGTGGTAGGATTATTAATGATAGTAACAGGCAAGATATGGAAGAAATAATACAATATATTAAGGAGCATAAACTTGATGCCAGGGATAGATATAGACCATTAGTCTACAAGAGATATTACTTCTATAACCTTCTCAGACTTCAAGGGATGACTTATAAACAAATCGGTGATATCTTTAATAAAGACCATGTAAGCATCATTCATGGCATTAAGACTCACAAGATGTTTACTGAAATGAATGATCACATCTACTATGAATGCATTGAGATGGAGAGGCTTAAATTTGAGCAGTTATCTCCTCAGTATGACCTGATTGAGGACATTAAGAACTGTTACTCATTTGATATGTTGAAAAAAATCAAGTTCAGATTGAAAAATAATCTATATAAAGAATTAAATTTGTAGTGCATACTGTTTTGATTTATTACTTGTTTGACCCTTCTGGCACTCCTGGAAGGGTTTTTTTATAGGTGTAAACCTATGTAAACAGTTTACAGTTAAAGTGTAAACCAAAAACGCTGTAATTAACTGAAAATCAAAATAATAATTCAAATTTACTGTAAACTTTACAGTTCTTAGATTATCAGTTTTTATTTTTACTAAGCAGAAAAAAAATAATTTTTTAAAAAAGTGTAAAGTTTACAGTTGAAACGCTCTCAAACCCCCGTCATTACTGAAAAAATGACCTAAAAAGGTTTACAGTAAAAGTTTACAGTAGTTTACAGTAGTTTACAGTTAATAACTTTGTTAATAATGTTTATAAAAGCAGTATTTAGTACATGAAATTATTTTTAATTTTGTTCAAGGGGTTGTCGGAGGCATCCACTTAAAAGGTAAGCTTGCACCTTTCCCCCTATTTTTTTTTAGCAAGCACAAAAGACAAGCAATATGATTACAAAAGATTATCTTAAAAAATTAGCAGGCTTAGGTTATAGCATTATTCCATGTGAAGAATCAAAAAAACCTATTGAGTTAGAATGGACTAAGTTACCATGTAAAACATCAGAGGATATTGATAGAATGAATGCTCCTCTGTATGGATGTAGAGCAGGATTCAATGACATTGAATGCATAGATGTTGATCTTAAAGTACTACCATCCCTTCCTGATAGACAAAAATGGTGGGATGAGTACATCTCATTCCTAAGAGATAATATATCTGACTTTGAGGAGAAGGTGGTAATTGCTAAAACAATGAAGGATGGCTATCATATCATCTATAAATGCACTGCTCAAAGTGGTAATACTAAGATAGCTAAACTCAAAGGAATGAAGGAGGCTATTATCGAGTCAAGAGGTAAAGGTGGACAGTTTATCCTGTATGGTAACTTCTATGGGGATAATGAATATCATGATATTAAGTATATTACAGAGGAGGAGAGAGATATTATTTGGTCCATATCAAGGACATACAATTATGTTGAGGAGGTTAAATTAGATAAACCAACAGTAAAGCAATACAAGGTTAATGAGGATGAGCTGAGTCCATGGGATGATTACAATGCTCAAATCAATACAATGGATCTTATTTCAGATGAGTTTACTATTGTGCGTAACACCTCAAATAATTACATCATACGTAGGCATGGAGCAACATCACCACATTCAGGATATGTGTATAAAGATAGTGGATGCATGTATTTATTTAGCACAGGAACACAATATCCTGCAGAGAAGTTATTGAGTCCATTTGCAATATACTCTCATAAGTTTCATTTTGGTGATTTTAAAGTTGCTGCAAATTTTTTATATCAAAAAGGATTTGGCACAAGGAGAGTTCCTAAGATTGAAATTGAGGACAAGCCTAAGGTTGATATTGATAAGCTGACATTTCCTATTGATATATTTCCTGAGAATATTCAACTGTACATCCTTGAGAGTGCCAAAACATTAGGCCTGTCAATTGACTATATGGGATGCTCATTCATATGGTTGTTGTCAGTGATAGTTGGTAACTCATTAAAGCTCGAAGTAAAAACAGGATGGATTGAGAATGCAAATGTGTGGATCTCATTAGTAGGTAAGGCAGGTATTGGTAAGACACCAAGCATCAACCAAATGATTAGGCCTCTTGAGGTTATAAATAACACACATATTCGGAGGTACATCAAGGAGTATGCTAAGTGGGTTGAATATGAGAAAAAAGATAAAAAAGAGAGAGAGCATTCAGAGGAGGTGAGAAAGCCTAAAAAGACTCAATTCATAGTTAATGATATTACTCTTGAGGCATTAGTTGACTTGCATGAAGAGAATAAGAATGCAGTGGGAGTGTTTAAAGATGAACTTGCAGGATGGTTTAAAGAT